CCGTCAAAGTAGTCACGGTTGATGTCGTGTACAGAATTTTGCGTCAGTCACTTGAAGGCGAAGCAATGACACAGGAAAGCCAGTCAGGACTTGGCTATTCATGGAGCGGAACCTATTCAGTTCCCGGCGGAGGAATTGCAAACGCGATAATGTACAACGACCTGAAGAAACTCGGACTGCTCCGTCAGCAGATGGGCAGTGTCATGCTTTGGGAGGGTAAAAAATGCTCACAGGAGTGACGGTTCAGCTCATAAAAAAGACTGCGGGTGATCCGGATCCGATTGGTCAGCCTACATACACGGAAGAGACGGTCAATGTTAATGATGTGCTTGTGGGACAGCCAACTTCGGACGAAATCACGGATTCTTTGCAGTTATACGGCAAGGTCGTTGCTTATACTCTGGGCATCCCGAAGGGTGATACAAACGACTGGACAGATGCAGAAGTCATACTTCCCGAACCATTTGCCGGAAGATATCGGACCATTGGTTTTCCGGTGGCGGGTATTGAGGCAAACATTCCGCTCCGGTGGAATAAAAAGGTCAAGGTGGAACGATATGGCTAATAAGGTGAAGTTCAAGTTGAATCTTCCAGGACTTAACGCTTTGATGAAGTCAACTGAAATGCAAAACAAACTGCTTGAGGCGGGCAAAGCCGTCGCGGGAAGTGCCGGCGGTGATTATGCTGCCGAAGTTCACACAGCGAACTTTGTTGCAATTTCAAACGTCTATCCAGACAGCAAGCGGGCGGCAAACGAAAACTTCAGGCAGAACACATTGCTGAAGGCAATCGGCTCCGCAGGTCTATTAATGAGGAAATAAAGATGATTGAGAAAACAATATACGATTATCTGAATAACTTGGAGGAGTTACCGGCACCGGTATACACCGAAATGCCTGCGACATATCCGGGGAAGATGTATCTCATTGAAAAGACCGGAGGCGGCAAAACGGATCAGATCAGCACGGCCAACATCGTCATTCAGTCATATGGCAGCTCATTGTATGAAGCTATGACGTTAAATGAAGCCATCATCGACACAATGCTCAACGATTTCATATCTTTGGACGGAATCGGGAGTGTCAAACTCAATTCTGACTACAACTACACAGATACAAGCACAAAAAGATACCGCTATCAGGCGGTTTTTGTAATTACCTACTATTGAGGAGGAAAAATAAATGGGAAACACAGCATCATACGTTAGTGTCGGCAAGCCTAACCTGAGCGGAGCAGTATATGTTGCACCGAAGGGAACAACTCTTCCCACAGATGCAACAACTTCACTCGGCGCAGCATTCACTTGCCTGGGCTACGTTTCAGAAGATGGCCTTGAGAACCAGAACGAGCTTGATTCTGGTGAGATCAAGGCATGGGGCGGCGTAACAGTTTACCGTCCGTTCAATGGCATGACAGACAACTTCGTCCTGAAACTCATCGAGAGTGAGAATGAAGACGTGCTGAAAAACGTATACGGCGACAACAACGTCACCGTTGATGGATCCGGCAACATCAAGGTTGATGTCAAAGCGGAGGAGCCGCAGGAAAAGGTGTGGATCTTTGAGCTTGCACTTCGTGGCGGAAGGGCAAAAAGGATCGTGATTCCTGATGGAGCCATTACAACACGCGATGCCATCACGTACAACGACACCGACGCGATCGCGTACGGAATCACCGTGACCGCTTATCCGGATAGCAACGGAAGCACTCACACGGAGTACATGGAAGCAGCAGAGGCAAGCATCTAATCATTGAAGGGAGACGATGAAAGATGATAGTAAAAGGAAAAACAAAGAGCGGATATGCTTATCAGATCGACTCAAGGATAAAAGACAGCCGCGATCTGCTCCGGTTATTCGGAGCGGTACAGTCGGAAACAGATACCTGGAAACAGGTGGAACTTACGGACAGACTTGCCGTCCTGATTTTGGGATCTGAAGAAAATGTCAAAAAACTTGAAGAGAAGATCAAAGAACAGAATGACGGATTTTGCACAAATACTGACTTCTGGGCAGAGGTCCATGAAATCATTGATGCTCTGAACGCAAAAAACTGATGATCCTCGCTTACATGCTGAGTGTAGGTGAGGTCGAGTTGAAGTGTGATATGGCGGAGACTTACCACCTGTATATAACAGACTGGTATGATCCGCCTTTTCCTTTGTCTTATCTTGCAGATTTGGCAGTTGGGCTGAACAACGACAGCCGGATCAAGCTGAAAATGGCGAACTGGAAGCTGACGATTGAACAGACCATTCTGTCGATTATGGCAGACAAGCTTTCGATCTTGGCGTGGCAAAATACAAAAGACGGGTACAAAGGAAAGAATGTTCCGGAAAGCGTCCTGAAAAAGCTTGCAGGCTTGGATGAAAAACAAAAGGACGAACTTGAAACATTCAAAACAGTAGACGATTTCCAGAAATGGTACGAAAGGAAACATCATGGCTGAAAATATCGGAACCGCATATGTGCAGATAGTTCCAACAGCTAAAGGAATATCTGGAAAAATTGAACAGGAACTGGGCGGAGCTGGCAAGAGTGCCGGTCAGTCATTTTCGACGAGTTTTGGGTCTGTTTTAAAGGGCGCAGGTAAAATTGCTTCTTTAGCGGTCAGTGCAGCGTCAACAGCAGTCGGTGGAATTGTGAAATCTGCTGTGTCGAGCTTTGGAGAATATGAACAGCTTGCTGGTGGTGTTGAAAAGATTTTTGATGGCATGGATACAAGCAAGATTATCAACGACGCATCAAAGGCATATAAAGACCTTGGTTTGTCTGCTAATCAGTATCTTGCCACAATCAATGATGTTGGTGCCACTTTTGCGTCAACAATGGGAGCTGAAGCAGGGTACAACACCGCCAAAAAAGGCCTGCAGGCTATTTCTGATTATGCAAGTGGAACCGGTAAAGACGTAGACCTGTTATCACAGAAATTCACGATGATAACAAGGTCCACATCCTCATATCAGAGTATCGCGGATCAGTTCTCTGGAATCTTGCCGGCTACAAGTGCGGCATTTCTTGAACAGGCGCAGAACGCAGGAATACTTGAAAAGAAGTATAAGAATCTGACGGAAGTTCCTATTGATAAATATCAGCAGGCTGTTACCGAGATGCTCGGCAAGGGTGTCGCTGCATTAAATTTGACAGGAAATACTGCAGCAGAGGCAGAAGGCACATTCACGGGGTCCCTTGCGATGATGCAGGGAGCCTGGTCAAATCTTATGACTGGGATGGCGTCAGACAGCGCAGACCTTCCTGCGCTTATCAACAATCTGGTTGAATCAGCCACGGCATTTGCGGGAAATGCCATGCCAATGGTCCAGCAGGCACTGGCAGGGATAAGTGCTTTAATTTCTCAAATAGCACCTATTGTTGCCTCGGAACTCCCAACGATGATCACTTCAATTCTTCCAGGGTTGCTCAGTTCCGGAGTTCAAATTGTTGAAGCACTGGGTCAAGGCTTGCTTCAGGCCATACCGGCTTTGATGCCTTCTGTGATAGAGATAATCAATAGTCTAATGCAGACATTCTTACAGATGGCTCCGCAGATCCTGCAAGTGGGTGTGGACATTATCCTTCAGCTCGCGCAGGGAATTACAGAGGCATTGCCGACACTGATTCCCGCAATCACGGATGCAGTCCTTCAGATCGTGACCATGTTCACCGATCCGAACACGCTGACATCTTTGATACAGGCAGGAATTGATCTAATGCTTGCCTTGCTTGACGGACTTATGCAGGCATTGCCGCAGATAATCGAAGCACTTCCGACTATAATTCAGAATCTATGTGATGCGTTGACAACTAACCTTCCTATAATCATCGAAGCGGCGAATCAGGTCGTGTCTGCTATAGTTGAGAACTTGCCGACCATCATGCAGGCTTTGATAGATGCGGCACCTCAAATCATAGAAAGCCTAATGAACGCGGTAATCGAATGCGGACCTCAACTTTTGGCAGCCGGGCCTATACTTACGGCTCAGCTTGTACTTGGCATCGTCCAGTGCTTGCCGCAGTTCCTTGAACTTGGCAGACAGGTTGTTGACAGTATCATTCAGGGCTTGGCCAATGCATATGTAAAATTGACGTCCGAAGGCCCGAAGATGATTCAGCAGTTGAAGGATAAGATTTCCGCTGAAATCCCGAAATTAGTTCAGCAGGGCCGCGATATCGTCAAAAAAATCATTGATGGTATCAAACAATGGGCTGATAACCTGTACAAGCAGGCACAGGATTTGATCGAAAAGGTCAAAGCAACGATCAAAGGAAAGATCGAGGGCTTTGGTGAAGTCGGAAAAAATATCGTCAACGGCATCAAAGAGGGACTGACCTCAGCCTGGGGAGAACTTGAAAAGTGGTTCACAGAGAAAATCAATGCTCTGAAAAATAAAGTCAAAGACGTTCTAAAGATAGAATCACCTTCAAAAGTGTTCGCGGACGAGATCGGGCGCATGATTCCTCTCGGGATAGCGCAAGGGATAGAGGACGGGATGAATGCCCTTGACACTTCTGTTCTGGATATGACAACGGGCATTGTTGGCACCGCAGATCAGGCAATGTCAGCAGCGACATATCAGTCAGTACCGTCAGCAAGCGGTGACGTGTATGGACTTCTTGCGAATTATCTGCCTTTGATCGCAAACAAAGAGGTCAATATCAAGCTTGAGGGCGGCATGGACAGATTCTTCAGAGCGATGCAGACAGAAGCACGGAGAAATTATCAGTTGACAGGAGCGGCATTATGAATGGCGTTGCAATAATCGGAAATACAGATATTACAAATCTCATAGTTGACGGTTCTTACAAAATGGATAATGAAACTCAGTATGAATCATGGAAGGATGGCAACTATGTCGAGCACAGATCGGGCAGACGCACAAAGCTCAAAGGGACGTTTGATGTCTGCCTGTCTCCGAAGACCGGCACGACTCTGTCACAGTTTCATTCCCTGGTAGAGAATGCCACAGGCTCCGCAGGGACCATCATCGGGGCTTTTTATTGCACGAACACCGGAGCGGTTAAGGCCGTGAATGCGTTTGTGCATCTTGAAAGCAGCGAGCATATTCTTACGACAAACGGATGGATTGATGTATTAACAGTCGAGGTTCAGGAAGCATGATACAGGTACCGGCACGTGTTAAAGATGCCCTTAGAAGTGGCGATTATAAGAAGAATGTCAAGATAAAATGGACTGAGATAGGAACATATACTCACGTCTATGATGATACGGAAATCACAATCGAAAAAGGGCTTAACCCTTCAGAAGATTGGGTTTGGTATCTTGATAATTCCTATATTGATGTTCCTGTCGGATGCACGAAAGTTGTAATGGCAGTTGAAAGCACACTGATTTCAGATGCTTCTTACGGGTCGTCATATTATACCCCATCTCTGAATCCGGAAGTTTTTGAGATAAAAGACGGATGGACATACATCACTATTGATACTCCAACAACTGGAAACGTATTGATAGATATTACTTCTTTTACTGAATACTCGTCTGTTACGATTTCAATGGACAATGTTGATGTAGAGCGGGTTATAGATAACAACAACCTTGTCGCGGAATCCGTCAAATTCGATGAGAGAATGTGTTCTGATACCGAATTGAAGTTCGGTTTGTGCGAGGGAACGTCTGTCGAATTTCAGTATTTCGATTTTCCGAATATCAGAGGACAACAGATCAATATTGAATTAGAAATTCAATACAAAGACGAACACGGTGAATTGATGTGGTACCCTATTCCGATGGGATGGTATGAGGTCAAAGAGTGTCCGCGACAGGCAAGCACCGGAATATTCAAGGCGACAGCATACAATAAATTACAGAGTAATTATTTGGATCAGGATGTTTTGTCAGAGGTTTATGAATATGTTTACGCCGGAACAAGCCACACAAGGAAGATCGTTGATATCCTTAATTATCTCCTAAATGGCTTTCACATTGAGAAAACGGACTGGGATGAAGTCGAATGTCAGCTTTGTTGTGCTACGACTCCCGCAAATGGGATAAATTGTGGCATGAATTGGAATAGAATCTACTATAAGCCTGTCGGTGGATCATGGGCAGAATACGAAAGAAGTGGATATTCAGGCGAATACCCTTATGACTTTCCGAATGGCAATCGGTGGGTAATATATGCTGCCGATTTCTACTATAAGCCATCAGACGATACCGGCTCGTCATCAACAAATCATTATTATAAATTTGACGATTTACAGATTAAACAAATATGGGACATTGTGAAGGAAAACCTCTATATATTCTATGATTATGAAGAGGGCGGTTATCTTTACAATGTAGTGACCAGGCCGACAGATCCAACGATCTTCATGCCGTCACAGGACCCCCATTTTAGTGTCACGAACATGGAACTGTTGGATTATGCCATAAACTCCGCAGGCGATGATGATCCCGAAAATCGCATTTCAGGCTTTTTCGGAAATGTCTCTTGGGAAACAGGAACAAGCGTTGCAGGACATAACGGTCCCATCAATTATTCTGAATTTACAGGCGATTATCCTTGTTTGAGAGTCCCTCTTGCCGTAGTTGTTCAGCATGATGATTATGTCGGAATAATGCCTCCAAATCCGTACAACATACAAGCGGTATGGAATGTAATATTACAAAAATACACGGCAGTCTATCAGGCACTATGCAATGTGGCTCTTCCGAAAATGTATAAAAAGCGTCTGTCCTCTATCGAAGAAGAGACAATCACGGCGGATGAGATCAACGCTTTGTCAAATCTCACATTGAGGGATTTGCAGTCGGCTGTCTTCGAGGTTGATTGCCAGTACGGAAAACTTGACAGGGTGACAGACCTTTTTGCGGGAATCGAGCTGAATCAAGGTATGTTGTTTCCCAGGGACGATCTATACCCGGCAGATGATTTATTTCCGCAAGGAACAGCAGAAGCCGGTTATCCTGCCATGTATTCAAAATTGTGGGCCGATGAAGGAAATGTCAGGTCATTCAGATATCTGTATGTTACTTATAAAACGACAGAAAACAATGAGACGGTCGAGAAAGTCATGCAGAAAACAGTCAACGCAAACGGCACTGATGATTACATCATGGATGATAATTGGCTGTTTAAGAACATCGTATGGAGTACGGCGGATGTATCAGCTTATGCGGATGCGATGGTTGCGAAGATGCAAAACATCAAGTGGTTTCCATTCGAAATGTGGTGCGCCGGTCTTCCGTACCTTGAAAGTGGCGACATGATCGAAATAAAAATGAAGGGCGGCACATATCCGTCATACGTTCTCAGAAGAGTCCTGGATGGAATACAGAACCTTCAGGATGAAATGATAAATGGAACACTTGATATATTCTAAGGAGTAAATCAATGAACAAATTATACGACAGAATTGATTTTGTTAATAATACGACACCGGCATTAAATGAAACAAATCTGAATGCAATGAGCAAGGCCCTTGACGACATCGACGACAGAGTGATTGACATTGCCGGTGATGTTTTGGTGGTCGTGCCCGAAATATTGGACAAATATGCCGATATCGAAGCGTTGGCGACAAATCCGCCATACATAGGAAATAATGGTCATTGGTGGACGTGGGACACAGATCTGAATCAGTACGTGGACAGCGGTGTTGATGCAGGCGTTTCGGTAAATGTTGGAACAACGACTACACTTCCTGCAGGGAGCGATGCAACGGTAACGAACAGCGGAACGGACACGGACCCGATTTTGAATTTTGGAATACCGCAGGGAGTGGCAGGACAGAACGGACAAGACGGACAGGACGGTGTATCTCCAGAAGTCACGATCGGGACCATCACGGGCGGACACAGTGTCACGATAACAGACGCAGACCATCCGACAGGGCAGACATTCAATGTGATGGATGGTACGAACGGACAGGACGGACATGGTGTCCCTACGGGCGGAACAACAGGCCAGGTTTTGAAGAAAGCATCCGGCACCGATTACGACACAGAATGGGCGAATGAAAGCGGAGGAAGTGGCGGTCATACCATAATCAATGACGCTGGAACATCCATGACCCAAAGAGCAGGCTTGCAATTTAAGGACATGGGAGTAACGGATGACAGTACGAATGACAAAACGGTCGTGACGCTCCCCACTCCCGACTATGTGGATGAACAGTATAACAATTCTACCACCTATTCAAAAGGCATGACCTGTATTGAAGGAAATGTAAGATACAGATACAAGAACAGCACCGCAACATCAGGTCACAGACCTCCTGATACTACTTATTGGGAAGTGTTGAGTGTGAGTGATGAGTTAAATCCGATTGATGTCGATGTTAGTTCAGAATTTACGGTAAACTCGGAATTGAGTGCTGTTTTAGGAACAGTGTATGTGAAAAAATTTATTAAACGCAACGACAAAATATATTTTAATATAGCGTTTGAACAAACAGGATCAATAAGGCGTTGGTTTGATATTCCAACAAAATATGCGCCGTCAGATTATATAAGATGTGGGACAGTAGGAGTACATAATTCTACCACTCCACTCGCATCAGGAATTGTTATAGCCGGAAAAAGAACGGAAGCTCCGATGTTATACTCAAATTTTCTTATGCCGTCAGGTTTAGTGGAAATGTATGGAGAATATTTTATAAAATAAAAGGAGGAAACCATAAATGAAACTCTACATAGAACAAATAGCAGACGGCGTAAAAACTGTCGTAGCAACAAAAGAAGATGAACAGAGTGCCAAGATATCTTATCACAACACTTGCAGGAACCTTTGGAATGATGCAGACACACAACAGGCAAGGGTCAGAATTACAGATGAGGAATTTAAGACTTATGGAACATGGGAGGAAATAATCGACAAGACAGGCGAAGACCCCGAAGAAGTGACAGGCAAGCTGTTTGTCATGGCTGTAAGTAACAACAATCTTCAGCTTGATAAGATTACAGAGTGGATTCCGAACAAAGCAGGAGTAAAGGGTGCAATGGTAGATTATCATGGCAAGTGTGCTATGTATCTCAATGCTCCTGATGTAGAACAGGCAAATGTAAGGGTAGCAAACGAAACCCTTGACGTTTACAACGGCAAGGCAGAGGAAATCAGACACGAACCCGAACCCGAACCGTAAACTGAATAATACCGCCCGTCACGGTTAGAATATGACGGAAAAGTATATGAACCTATCAAGCCGCTCAAAGAAGCGTAACATGATAGGTATTTTGTGCCGTAGATGGGGATATACCCTGTCTACGGCTTTTTAACGGAGGAAAAAATGAGAACAGACTTAATTGTTGCCGTCATAGTTGCCGTCTTTGCTTCAACAGGCTTCTGGACGCTTATCAATACCATTTATCAGAACAATGCCAAAAGCAAAACGGCGGAAAGGGCTGCACTCGTTGCACTTCTGCATGATCGGATTTATGGTCTCTCACAGGAGTACATAGAGCGCGGCTTCGTTACTATCGAAGAATACGACAACCTCAATTATTTGTGGGAACCGTATTCAGCTCTCGGAGGGAACGGAACCGGGAAGAAGCTCGTTGACCAGGTGAACAAACTGGACATGAAGGGAGAGGAAAAATGATAAAATACTTTAAGGCGATGCCGTCCCTTACGCGGTACATCGTCTTTTCTTTTGTGATGATCCTGACCTATACGGTCATAGAATTTATCGTTGCGTCAAACACAGGAAATGAGCATTCAACACTTACGACTTGTTTTTTTGCGGTGTGGGGTGGAGAAGTGCTTGCGGCGGCGCTGATTAAGGTCTTCAAATTAAAGGAGGAAAACAAAAATGAACAGCAGTTTTTTGATGGCGGCACTTGCGATTGTATCGGCTTTGACGTCCCTGACGGTGGAAGCTCTGAAGAAGATTTTGAGTGACGTTAAGGTTTCATATAACCTTCTGGCAGCCATTGTTGCGGTGGTTCTTTCGCTTGCGGCATCTTGTGGATATCTTATCTACACCGGAACAGAATTTACGGCTCAGATCGGGGTTGTGATTGTGGCTCTTATGTTCCTGTCCTTTTTGGCTTCAACTGTAGGGTATGACAAGGTGATCCAGATGATAAAGCAGATCATAGGAGAATAATAATGACGCGCAATCAGATCATTGAAAAGATAGCACCGATCCACCAAAAGTATGCCAAGCAGTTCGGCATCAAGATATGTTCAACTGCCATAGCACAGGTATTAAGGGAGAGCTCCGGAAAATATGACGGATTTTCTCTTTTGGCATATAAATATCACAATTACCACGGCTTGAAGT